ATCCTTGTTTAATAGTTTTTGAAGGTCTACAATAGTTGCGTTTAACGCTATTTTGGCCTTCTCCGTTAATTTCTTTTCAGTAGCCAGTTTAAAGCGAATGTCTTCTATCTCTTTTGCATATTGCGCGCGTAACATCGCTTTGGCTTTTTCGTAGCCGTGCGCTATTAATTTTATACGCGCATCTTCCTGTGCCTGTAGCGCGTCTTTTTCAAGTTGGCCTCTTTCTTTTGCGAGTTTGTCCGCCTCGTCCGTTTTCCTTTTATTTTCTTCTTTAACCCGTTTGGCCTCTTCCTTATCGGCTTTTATACGTTCGGCTTTTGTAATTTCTAATTCCGCGCGTATATTGGCTTGTTCGGTTTTAAGGTCTACCGCTATTTGAACTTTTTTATTAAGCAAGTCGATTTTACCCTGTACGATGTCTACGGCCTCTTCGACCTTTACTTTTTCGGCACGCCCGTTTAGGTCGATATCTAATAAAACTTTATTGTCGCCCCTAGCCTGTGCGTTTTTAACAGCGACTAACATTTCGTAATACTGTTGTAATTTGGCCCGGTTGGCTTCAAGGCTGTAGAGTTCTTCGGCATATATACCTTGAAGTCTTGCGTTGTTTAAACGACGCTCTTTGTATAATGCGTCTTCGACTTTTCGTATCTCGTTAGTCTTGGCACCTTGCGCGTTTAATATCTTTATTTGATTTTCGAGCGCGTTTTGTCGCGCCTCGCTTACTAATTTTAAACGGGCTGCCTCACTGTCCAGGTATTCCAAAAAAGCCAACTGCTCGGCGTTTAGTCTCTTTTGCGCTTCGGCTGATTTATCCGTATTGCTGCTAAACAGAAATAACGCCCCTACCACTGCTATAAGCGCCAAGGCTAAAAGAACGTAGGGATTTGCGGCCGCAACTAGGTTAAAAACACCTTGTGCGATGGTGGCCGCTATAGTTCCTTTAGTGCTTAATGCTTCGGCCGCAGTCTTGGCCTTTAACTGAATAGCGCGTATCCCATCCATTACCGCCGCGGCCTTCTCTTGTATGATACCTTCTTTAGTAACCTGGTTGTATACCTCTTGCGCTTGGCCTGCTAACTCGACAATAGTGGCGATACGTTCCGTTGACGCGGCTAGCGTGTCCGTAGTTGTCGTAATTACGCTAAGTGCATCGCTAGAGCCTAAAACGTCAGCCGAAAAACTGGCGGCGCCTTTACCGGCTTTCTCGAAACCTTCTTTTACTTTGGTTATCCCGCTAAGTGCTTTCTCGTAGTTACCCACGCTATCGCGAAAATTACCGGTACTCTCGCGAAGGGCTTTATATTCCGCGTCTAGGGCTTGTATTTGCTCTAGTAATTTAACGCCGACCTCAACGTCGTTACGTTCGGCAGCGCTGAGGTCTTCGTATATATTTTTAAGGTTAGTAAGAGACATTCCCATTTCCGAAATAGACCCCTCGGCAAGCGAACTAATTTGTATTTGCCTAGTAATTTCGCGCGTGCGTTCTCTTAATGCGATGTTTGCCTCGATTTGGGCCGCGTTGGTCTTACTGGTTACGTCCGCTATTTTCTTTTCGGTATCCGCCAGCTTTTTAAGGGCCTTCTCCTCTTCGGTAAGCGTCTTATTAAGCGTCTTAGTCGTTACGTTAACTTTGGCGTCTATCTTATCGACTTTAGCCATCGTGGCGTTAAGCGAGTTAACGGCGTCTTCCAGTTTAGTAACGTTAGTTATATTCTGCGCAACCCCGTTTATTTTGAGGGTATACTCTTTAATTCCTGTACTTGCCATTATATTTTGCGAATTAGTTTAATTATAGTCTTGTTTCTATTTGTCGGGTCATATCCCGATAATTCAGCGACGTAATATATATCGCCGTTATACATTGCCATAATAGACCCGTTTAACGCCTCATACTGTAGCGGGGTTACAAACCCTTCTAGTTCGGTATAGTGCGAAGACCCATTAATTAACACGGTGAAAAAATTATCCAATATAGTAAAGGGCTGATTTTTGTAATTAAGTATACTATCGCCTGTACTGTTCGATACTTTGGCGATATCAATAGGCCCGCCGTTAAAATCAAACGTAGCGCCCAAATCGTTTAACAATCCGTCAAAATACCAAAATCGGTACGCCTGGTCCGTATATTTCTTTCGCATCGCTTCCGGGTAGTTCATAGCTGTATTCCATACATCTTTTTTAGATATAACCGGAATCGGCAAAACTATATTGCCCCCTGTTTGTATTTTAGTGATATTCTTAAACCAGTTATACGAAAATACGCTTTTCTGTTCGACTACGCTTTCTTCGGTAACACCGGTCGCGTATTCCCCGCCGCCGTCGTCTAAAGTGGTAACGTAACCCTCTTCGTCCAAATCTATCGTAAAACCCAACTTATATAACGATGGTAACCCGAGAGGCGTATTAGACCGGTCTTTCACACTAGCCAGGTTATCCAGGTTAATAAACAAGTTACTTACCGCGGTTTTTTCCTGTTTTACGTCTAGGCTAAACGTTTTCGCGTCTAATTGAGATAGGTTTAAATTGAACGCTTTACATATATTGTCGATAAAATCATCGGTTTTCATATCCGCGTTTAGGAAACCTACTATATTTATACTGTCTGTGTCGAAATCGGTGGGGTCGTTCCAGTTCATTGTCGCCAATCCGCGCCCCGCTAGGTCGACTTTTAACCAGTTTGGGTCCCTTTTAAACGGGGTTATGGTTAAATCAAACTCGACTTGTTGACCTACTAGCCCATATGAAGAGTGCATCCCGTTATCGCGGTACCTTCCTTCGCTACTTACGGCCGCAACGGTGATTAATTCGCCCGCCTCAAACCATACAATAGCGTTTGCGCTGCCTTGCGCGTTCCAGTTCTCGTCCGCCGGAGACCCCGCATACCTACCTTTACGTATGAAATTAGACGGGGCGTTAATAAGATCAATATGATATTTGTTCGAAGCCTCCCACCCGATAACTTCTTCGCTCTCAAACACGATAGTACGCCCGATTGTTAGCGTACCGTCGACATCGAAGTCGGAAGTAGCCAAATAAAACGATACTTCGGGCGCGTACGTGAACGTCGAAGTAGGTACGGTATCAAAAACGGCAACCCCGTTAACAAAAGGTATTACTTTCCAGGGCGTCGTATGCCCCGAACTTTGGAATAAATAGGCGTTTCCAGTATACCCGGACCCGGACGGCGCCTGTATTACCCATGTGTAAAAAATAGGCAATGGAAAGCGCACAAGTATTACATTATCCGACGCTAAATTAACTCCCGTTACTGTAAACGGATTACTGCTATATCCCGATAACCTCACGTAAACGGCGTTTGAAGGCGCGATAACCGGCTCGTTTGTAAATGTAGTCGTTCCGCCCGCGCCTTCAAATTGATACCCAATATATTGTTTATTAATATCATAAAAAGCAACTATCGCAAGGTTACTATTTATAGGCGCGTACAGGGTAAACCTTAAATCGTTATAAGCTGCCAATAAAATAAAGTCAGTAACCGACCAGGCGGCGTCCGGCACCATGAACCCCGTAACTACACTTAGGTAATATCCGGTAAATCGCGTCGTTAATATAGAATTATCCGCCGGAATCGGGGTACCGTTCGCGTCTAGTATCTGCCCGGTTACACGCGTCCCGGTGCTATAGTCTATATCCTGGTTCGGGTTGTCCCCTTCGTTATCAAAATTACCTATTCGGCCATACTTCCAGTAACCCGGGCTTTTTATAGCTAATCGGGTGGGGTTCTCGTTGCCTTCGCTCGCGTCCCAACTAAGGGCGGGTTTTGAAACTATTATTTGGCACCACTGGTTTGTTTCGTCTCTAGGATTTATATAGTTTTGCCAAGAGGTCCCGCCGTATCCGTTGTCGCTGTTTATACCTATCTCAAAACCTACTATTAAATTACGGTCTTGCGTGATATCTACCATGTTTATTTGCCCGTCAGTTGGCACGGTAGGTAAATATTTCGGCACGTTCGCCCCGTCGTAAATACTGTTTTGCGGTTGGTTGTTTCTGTAAAAGGTCCCGTCTAATTTGGCGTTACTTAATCCAAAATCGCCCTGTTTTTTATCACGAAGTACGCGCATGCTGTAGATATTTGAATTAAATCTATTACCCGCGTTTACCGAGCGCCCCGAAATGTGCTGCACGCCGGTAGCCGAATCGGTAAAACGCCAGCTTTCGTCGTCATTTACTTTTAAACTCGCGTCGAACTCGACTTTATAAAACCCCGCGGATGGTATGCGTATCTGTCCGTTTATCCAAATGGTAGACCCGTCGGCGTCTATAACTTCTTTAAGTAAAACGTTACCGCCGTTATCTACGTCGATGTTAATTAAGGCGTTTGTCGTGTCTAAAAAGTCGATAGAGTAAATCGCGCCAGTGTCGTCGCTCCCTTGGTTTATTCCGCGCTCGTATGCTCTTGTACTGCTACCGGTTCTTTTATTATAAATGGACGACCAGGCGCCCGAAACTCTCATATTAGCGTGGTACCCGTAATTCCAAGGTTGTATATATTCCGTATTATTTTTATAGGACATATATAAGCTAAGTAATCGCCCGTCGTCGTAGGCGCTGCCTACTATGTTATACCCCTGCGATTCGAAAATGTGTTTAATCATTAAAAGCGGGTTAATGCTCGGCGCTAAATCCTGCATACTAAAGTAAACACTTTCGTCCCAAATGTTGCGCGCCGAATAGGTGTTAGCGTTTTTATTTAACGGGACTTTAGGAAGTACCCCGTACAAAACTATAGGGAATATAGCCATTTGCGGCGTTGTTCTAGCGGCGTTGTTGTATAAGCTTACCGAGTCGGCGAAATCTAAAAACGGTATACGATATTCCGGGTTTTGGTTTAACTTAATGTCGCCGAATATATCTTTAATAGATCGCAATGACGGTATATATAAATTACCTGTGTACCCTTTGTTTATTTTGGATAATCTAAAATTACCGGAAAATATAAGAACACTATTCACGAGTAGCACGGCAGTATATACACGGTTAAATTTATTCCCGGTCTCTTCAATGTTTGTGTAATTGAATATTTCGTCATTACCTTCGCTAAAAGGCACGGATATACTGTAACTAAATTGCGCGTCTTTGGTATTTAGTTCACCCGGCGCCAACAATTTACGATTTAGCCGCATGGCGAAGTCTAAATTTAAGTCGCACAATTTTCCGTTAATATATAATTCGGTGTTAGTCATTGGTATAAGTTTCAGATAGTCTATATTTAATAGTCGCGGTTTGCATGTTATACGCTGCCGCCGTTTTACGTAACGTGACTTCTTCTTTAATCACATAGTTTAAGTCGTTGTCGAATACAACTTTACTCGCGGCCAACTCTTTAAGCCAAAGGGCTATATCATCCGAAAAAGGCGCGCTTTCCACGATAAACGTGTTGGCTATACTGGAAGACTGTACCGTCTCAATACTACTACCGCGTTTATATGCGGGCGTTATGGTTTTATTAAAAGTTTCAACATCTATCTTTATTTCGTCTTGTATCGTTGAATCGAAATTAAAAGTATCCCAGCCGCCAAGACGGTTTAAAAAACTAAACTGTAATAGCTTGTGTAAACACTCCGGCATAATGGTGTACTCCTGGTCGTTAGAAACTATCTCGCCCCCGAAAGCTAACGCGACCCTAACTATTCCCGCACCGGGGTAAGTTGCGATAACGTCGTCGATATTTAGTACGCAAGTGTTTACCGCCTTAAGTACTGACTGCGCCACGGTTTGCCCGTAAACAGTCGCCACGTAAACATCGCTTGTAGTATACACCCTATACGCTATAGAAAACGGAATCCCGGCAATAATGGCGTTATTAGTATTCTCGAATATAAAATTTAAATATTCCCGTTGCCCCTTAACGTACGAGGTGCGCGGTTTATTAGTAAGCAGTTTTATAGGTGCGCCAGTAAAAGTATACTCTGTAAGGTCTAACGGATCCGATACTTCGCCGTATCCGTTTAAAACAAAAAGCGCGTTAGACTGATAAAACGAAAACGAATTGTAAGTTTTAACTTTGGCGACAAATCGGAAAACGCTAGCGGTCCCCGTGTCGAACCAGCCGACCACTAAAGGCGGCGTATTGTATTTATTATTCTGCGCGAAGATTGAATTAAGTTCAAACCATAAAGGGACCCCGGAGTAAGTTTTTTGTAAAGTGGTCGCGTAGTGTCCAAGGCTTGCGACGCTTATCGGTTTATCGTCTTGCCCGAAGTATAAATCCGCATCGACGTAAAGGTCTAAATCTATTTCGGCCGTGCTGGCTTCACCGCTTATACTATCGTTGTTTACAGATACGGGAACTACCGGCGTAACAAGGTACGCAACATTTGCCGTATTTCCTGGCGCTGCAACGGTTATGTTATAATCCGTGCCCGCTCCTTTACTCTTAATACTGATAATCTCCCCGTTAAGGATTGCATTGTTTACTAAGTTAAACGGGATAGATACTTCGAAGTTTGCGGCAATCCAGCGGTTATTTAAAAGCGCTTGTCTTAAATTCTCGGCGGTATCTGACTTAGTAGCCGAAATATAAAAAGTACTTCCGCCCACTGCCGACGGGGTTATAGTTCCTTTAAAGGAATTAACCGCGCCGTCCGGTTGCGTAATATTAAGTACCGTCGCCGCTAAGTTTGTTCCTTGCGTCATATTAATTTTTATTGTAATTTCTAAATATTGTTTAACGCTGGGTTTACTTGCGAAGGTCACAAAATTAGGAAGAGCCGACAACGCTAAACGGTCCGGCTCGGTTATCACTGCTATATCTTTACTTACGTAGCCCATATCTTAATCATTAAAAAATTTATCCAAATTATCCAAGGTCGCGTTTAATAACTGCGGCGCCCAATCGTTCATATACAACCCGTCCAGTTCGGTATCCATCGTCGCAAATATTGGGCGGCCCACGTGTCCGTCTCTCCATATTGCGTATGATATACGCCAAAGCGTGTCAGCGTCCGTAGGTATGTTATTCTTTGCGGCCCAGTCTTTCAAAACGTCTATAGGCGGTTTTTTACCATACATAGGCGGGCGGTCCCATTCTATAAAAGGAACGTAGTTATTAAATAGGGTTTTTATCACGGGGTCGTAACCTTCGCTTTGTCCTATTGTTACGGCCAAGTCGTCGCGCAAAATACTATTCTTTAAAGTGTTTCGCCCTATCTTTGTGTTAGTACTTATGCTGTCGTCTTCCAATATGGCGTTTGCTAGCGCTATCATATCGTCCGCTATTTTAAGCGTAGCCAATCTTATACCTTCGGCGCTCATGTTGTCGGGAAGGTAAAGTCGGGAAGCCCGGTACCTGTATTAAATACGGCGCAACCGCTCGGGTTATCGACGTTAAAGTCGGGAAGCGCTTTTACGTCAGGAAATTGTTTACTCGGGTCGAAGTCGTCCGCACACCTGTTTACTGGGTTGGCCTGGCGTAAAGTTATTGTAAACCTTATGCCCGCCGCGTTGTCGTCGTAATAGTCGCGTAGGGTCACAAAATTAAATGTGGCAATACTGAAACCCGTTAAAGGTCGGATATTTTTAATTCTCTCTATCGTAGATAGTCCCGCATCGAAGGCGGCAGATTGCACCGCGTTTACGCCTTCGCTAGTTGCCGGAATTCCTAATACATCTAAATTCACGGTCCAAGATATTACCGCCCCGTCGGCGTTTTGCTGGCTTCCCGTGATAGGGTCGTCCAACCACATAAGCGGGTACTTAGAATTGCCGGCGCCTTTTTGGTACGACTTGTCGTAAATGAAACCGTTTATACCTTTGTGCTCTCGGGCTAGTTGGTAAAAGAAATTAACTATTTGCATTTTTCGAGTTTTTAGCTATGAATTTATCTAACTTTCTTTGCGCGGATTCCGCTACGTCTTTATTTTTTAAGTACTGTAAAAACGTGAATACTTCTGTAACTGGTAGCGCAATGATCGAATCAAAACGTAATATTTGAGTACCGGCCATATCCGCAATAACTTTATACCACCCCCAAGCCTTAGAAAACTTTTTATATTCCGGGGCAATAGGTCGGCTACTTCCCGAAGCTTCGTATAGGCTTCGGTATGTGCTTTTAACATTTCCCTGCAATGCAAAAAAAAAGCCATGACGCCCAGTACTTTAGTCATTGGAAGCGATGCAAACATAGCGGCGCGAGTTTCGTTATTCTCGTAATTATACTCTTCACCTACCGGGCGGCACACTATCGCCAGCATATTGGATAATACTTTGGTTTCGGCTTTCTGTGCCTCTTCCGCATCTACCCAGGCGCCGAGTGTTATTTTATCTTCCATCGGTACGAAGTACTTAACGTTGTCTACGTCCATATAAGCGCAAGGCTCGATATTATGGTCTTTAAATAAAAACATAGTGTGTTCTACCAAAACATTAAATACCTCGGCGGGCCAAGACATTAATATATCGCTTTCAGTTCCGCACACTATTGCCACGAACGCGACGCGCTCCCGGGCGTTCGTCGGGCGTATTTTATAGAAGGTTTCATAAAACCCTAATGTAACGTCGTCCCAGCTTTCGGGCACGTCCAGTTTGATGTCGTTGTACTCAATTGTTGTCATACGGTAAAGATAAATACGGCTATTTTTATCTTTCGAATATATCTTAATCAGTGTACCAATGAATCAGCAAATAGGTTTTAAACCCGATACCACGGCGGCCGACTTCGGGAAGAACGTGTCGCAATCGGTAATCGCTTTGGCGGCGTCCGATGCTACCCCCGCTTTCCCTAAAATCAAACTCAACCGTGGCGGCTGGGTAGACTACGGACCAAAAAACGATTTTCCCCAGCAAATAGTCGCGCTTAATAATAGAAGCCCCGTTAATAAAGCTATCATAGACAGTACAGTAACTTATATATGCGGTAAAGGTGTGCGCGATACCCCGGAGAACGCCGATTTATACGTTGGTATGCCTAACACTTCCGAAGCCTGGGACGATCTAATCGAACCGATTGCGAAAGATTACAAGACCTTCGCCGGGTTTTACTGGCAAGTGGTCGTTAATAAAGGGAGCACTACCGTATCTATATTTCACCAGGATTTTACAACGGTGCGCCTCGGACAAACTACCGCAACCGGTACGCCCTTAACCTTTAGAATTTCGAACGACTGGACCAAAACTTCCGGGAAAAACAAACCGTTAGAATTGGAAGTTTGGCCCGGAATGAAGGACGCGAAAAAGGGAAAGGCGTATATGTTTTACTGGTGGGACTACGAGCCGGGACTTATGTTTTATTCAATACCGGGTTACTACGCGGCGATGGAATATATCAAAGCCGACGGCGAGTTAGGCCGCTTTTATAATAACAGTATCGAAAACGGATTTACCCCGTCTGTCGTTATCAGTATGCCGAGTAACCCGGAGCAGGAAAAGAAAGACGTATTTCAAAAGGAAATGGAAAACGCCTTCGGTGGAGCGAAGGGCGCGTCGTCTATAGTTACTTTGTGGGGGGAGAACGACAACGTTAAACCGACCATAACCCCATTTAACGCGAGCGCTAACGCGGACATATACAATAACGTAGAAGGTATTGTCTTTCAAAAAATAATAAGCGCGAACCGTTTGTGCTCGCCTACACTTGCCGGGGTATCCGGTTCGGGTAATCTATCCGGCAACGCTGCCGAGATTATAGACGCTTATGTACTTTATAACTACACAGTTGTAGAAAAGATGCGCCGTAAAATTTTGGATAAACTAAATATCTTTACTAAGATAAACGGTACCGCCGAATTAAGAATTGACGATTTGGACGTACTGCCAAAAATAAATTCTATGAATAACCCGGACCAAATAACGGCCAGTACTGAAACCGAAGGCGGTGGCGGAAGCTTAGCGGCCGAAATCGGAGTAGGGGGCACGCAAGCTATGACGGCTATTATTGAAAGCCCTAACATACCGGACGAGCAAAAACGCGGGCTACTTAAAACTTTATTCGGTTTAGACGACGCAACAATAGAAAGTTTATTCGCGCCTAAGAAAGCAACGTTACAGAAAAAGAAGCCGCGACTTATTCGATTCTTTGAAGAGTTTTTAAAAACTAAAAAATTCCCAGCAACATGGAAATAGCCTTAATTAATGAAGAAATGTTTAAAGCGTATAGCCCAATTAAGGACGATACCATTATAACTAAGTTTGTGCCGTACATAGCTATTGCGCAAAAAATGTATATCGAAAAGATATTAGGGCGCCCGCTTGTTGAAGAATTACAGTTACAAATAAAATCGGCCACGGTTACACCCGTGCCGGACCCTTACCCTATAACCCCGGAAAACCAGGCACTAATAATTGAACTGGCGCCCGCCTTATCATTTTACGCGGTGTATCAGGGTTTGCCGTTTCACTGGGCCGCGATCGTAAATAAAGGTATCACAGTTCGGGAAAGTGAAAACAGCGGCGCGGTAACGGTAAATGATATTGCGCAACTTAGACGCTGGCTTAAAGACGACGCCGAGAGTTTAGCCCGCGACTTGCAAAGTTATCTTTGCGGTTGCCAGGCTTCTTACCCAACGTGGTCGCCCGCCTCGGGATATGGTTGCGCTTCCGGTAATTGTGGAAGCAGCACGAACGCAGTACCTATGGACTTTGGAATACACATACCTAAACGACGATAACATGGACAATCTCACCGATTTAAAATTCCGGGTTACGACCCTTTGTTTAAAGTTAGAAATGGTTTTACAAACGGTTTGGGGCTGGCTTGCGGTTACTCTCGTATCGGTTTATAACTTCTTTCTACCGGAAGGCTACGCTTTTACGTTAGTGCTCGTAATGATCTTACTGGACGCGGTCTTCGGTCTTTCGGTAGCCGTTAAACAAGGTAACTTTGCGCTGTCGAAACTCGGGTCCATTACGCTATTTAAAATAAGTGCGTACTTTGCCGCCCTGGTTTTCACGTTTATGGTGGAAAAACTCGCCCACGATCAGGGATTTATCGGCGTTAAGGTTGCCGCCGGCTGGGCTGCTATCTGTGAGTTTTGGAGTATGTCGGCATCTATATTAATTATATGGCCTAACGCTCCGTTTTTCCGAATAATGCGGCGTCACCTTAAGGGTGAAATAGCTTCGAAACTAGGCCAAAGCGTAGACGACATACTCCCGGACGAAAAAAATTAAAAATAAATTACGGTATTATTTGGTAGTGCCGTTTTTATTTATACCTTTGTGGTTCATTCATTCATCTATAACGCTATGATACCTTTATTAGAAGACTACATTATCGAACCGCACCCTTACGCACTATCGCCGTTTACCCGCGTACCTGTTGTTATAAACGACGGCGGGCGCTCTGCCGAGGGTTTCCCTAATTGTAAATCTGATTGCGTTATGCGTTCGGTCGCTATTGCTTCGGGGCTGCCCTTCGGCGTAGTTCGTTCGTTAATTATGCACCTGGACCCATTAAGCGAAGAAGAAGGCACCGCGGTAAACCTGGTAGTATTCAAGGACCTTATGATCGAACTAGGCTTTAGCTGGGTGCCCGCGTTAGAAGAAACTTATATTTGCGAACTTCCTAAAGGGCGTATTATTGTCGACGTGCCCGAGCACTACACGGCGGTTATGGATGGCGTGATTAACGACCTTATAGATAGCAGCGCGTTTCCTATTCGCGGTTATTGGGTTTTCGCCCCTGGGAACTTATTTAACGTATGCAAAAACGGTAAAGCCGTTAACTCCTACCCTATGAATTTAACGGCCGCGCTTACCATGCAACGCTTATATAAACTAAACTACAACACTAAAACATTCATATTATGAAACCTCATGTAAAAGAAATACTAAAAAGAGCGCTGGACAATTACACGAATACTCCGGCCTGCGGTAAATTCGAAGTTATGGTCCGCGTAGTTCGCTCCCTCAAAAGATACGATCAGGGCTTACCGCCTTACGCCGCGATATCGCCGGACGTAGTGCAGGCGCTTCGAATATTCTCGCGCATATACCGAAATACGTTATTACATAACTGCGCAAGTTTTGGCATGGATTTTGACTTCTATACGCATGGACTTTCCGCACAAAATTAGAATGATGATTAGCCACGTCGGTCACGAGTTTGAAGCGCGAACCGCTGAACTCTCCGAACTGGATACGCCGCGAAGGTTGCCCAAACCGGGTGACGCTAACGCCTTCGACCTCAGCTTACAAATAGGCGCGCTTTTTAGAACAATGGAACAACTCACAGAACTTAAAAACCAATACGATGAAAAACTTAAAGAAGGGCGACAAATTTAAACTTGGCCCGCAATACCTCGAATTCGATAAATTATTAAGCGAGCGCATAGGGTTAGCCTATTTACTGACGCCCGACGGTAAGCGCCGCCCTGACCCCGAAGACCTGGTAGGTGACGCGGATATGCAAATCTGTTTTAGTGATGTTAGGTATAACGACCAGTACGCCGAGGCGGAAGATTACGAAGACCTATTATGAAACGCGGGACGTATACATATTCGCACGCAACCCGGGTATATCCGACTTTGCAATTTGCGACGTTCGAAATTCGCGTAGAGATAATCGGCGAAAGCGAAACGAAATACCACGTTAAGTATGTAGCGTATCACATGAACAAAAAACACGGACCAGGTTATAAAACTTGGGTCGGTAAAGATAAAGTTAAAATAGACGGCGAAACGCGTACGCCAATCGATAAAGATACGCGCTTACCTTATAAAGATTAAATTATGGACATTACCTTAATGAATAATCAAAAAGTAATTATACGCCGCCTAGACGGTACTATACTTGCTACGTTCGAAAGTGAAGACGAATTACAAATATGCGTGCGCTATAAACAATTCGATACACCCGCGCCGAGTCTCGCCGCAGTCGCAAAGGCCCAACTGCGCGCGAATGAAGAAATAGGGCAGTTGGTTAAAAAAGACAACTGCTTCGAATAGTTTGGCACGCGCTTTGCATATACTATTATATAACTTTTAATACTTAAAATTATGGACATTATTATTTCAGCCCCGCAAGGTGCGGGCAAATCGGTTTTAGCGCAAAAGATAATCGGCGCGTATATGGGTTTTACTAAAATGGCCGCGGGCAATATACCGACGTGTACTATTTCCGAACCGCGCGACTTAATGGGTAAACCCCGAACTATCGCAAGACGTATACACACGAGAGGCCACGAAGTACCGCAGCAAGTTTTAATATTCGACGGCGCTATTGTTTCCCCGTCTTGTATGATAAAAGCGGTATCGGTGGTTAAGATATACCGCGAAGTAGTAAACACGGACGTACTGGCGATTTACATCGAACAAGGCGGCGCGGTTATACTTACCGACAATGCTATTAGACCGATTCCATTACCTAACCTAAAACAAAAATTATAATGGATATCATACTTTATGGCGCGGATAAAACCGCGCTTTACGAAAGAGCGCAAAAACTAATCGCGAAAGAATTAGGGGCGAAAGCATTTGTTTATATTATGCGCGATGTATGTATGGTTAATCCTACCGTTATGAACTTTGCGGCCTGTGCCCCGTTCCACATCATATTAGCCGACGATATCGAAACGCCGATAGCTTTAAATAACGCACTTAGTGAAGTGCAAAGATACCGCGAGATACGCGATAAACCCAACTTAGTCGCCGTGTATTGCACAACTGTAAACCCTTTGGAACTAAAACTTTTATTATGATACAAACATTTGAACAAGGCGCACGAAAAATAATATTCGAGCCTAGCGGCGAAGTAAGCCGCGTAACCGGTAATGTCCTTGCAAAACAATATTGCAACTCGGCATATTTAAAAACAGGTACTTTCGACAATCGCGCATTTAATCCCGAGTTTGTCCGCGATGCGAGCGACGCCGAAAAAGACTATTACAATGACCTAAAGGCGTCGAGCATTCACGCCGTAATACTTTAGTCTCGTGAGTTTAGAGGTTCACATTTGGGTACAGGAGTTTAATATCGTAGACCCTGCGGTCCTTGAAAAACTTAAACAACGGGCATCTACTTTTAAAATTGAAGTTGGGGACCCTTACTTTAACCCCGACGGGACTTTTAAAAGATCAGTAATACGAAAGCTACGCCAGCACTTACAAACATTCTACCCGCCGCAGAACCGCGAAAACCGGAAGCAATACCGAAAGTACGGCGACTATCCCTTTTAATAATTAAACACTTTTTTAAACTATGAAAAATTTATTACACGAGTTTTTTAACTCCCGATCAGACGCCAGCCCGTTAGAAGCCAGCGCGCAAGAGCAATTAGAAAAAGACTTCGCCGAGTGGTACGATAAATCCGGCGATACGCAAGAAGGCGACCACGCCGAGTATGCGCGGCCCTCGGGATTTGAAGAAGCCGCAAGACCTTTGATTAAATGGATGGCAGAAAATCACCACCCGCACACGTCGGTCACACTCGATAGTACGAGCGCCCAATTATGGGAGGGTTTAGAATCCATCCAAGTCAGAGACTACATACAAGACTAATCAAAAAGCCCCTAGCGAATTAACGTTAGGGGCTTTTTCTATTTACTCCAAATTACAAAACCGATGCCGGCATTTATCGACGGGGCTATTTGCTTCCCGTCCCAACTCGCGCCGGGGCCGATGGTCAGGGCCCACTTGGGCGACTTAAGAACGGTCTTCGTTACCGTGTTGGTTATCGTCTGCGTCTTTTGGTAAACTTCCATCGATACGAGTTTCGGGCGCCAGCCTTCGACGACTGCTTTGTATTCCGGGGTTATGTAAGTCTCTTGCTTTATAGGGATTATAACTTCCCCGCTTTGCCCTATTTTAACCCCCGCGTTTGAATCGTTTTGTTTCGGCGGTGTCATTGTATCAACCCGTGTCGAATCGTTGCCGACGGGGCTTATTTTAATTCTTACCGTATCGGCTCGAATTATTCGGGTCTCGACCGGGCCTGGTACGTCCCGGCGTATCGTGTCCGTCGTGGTTACTGTGTCGTGTACTGTTACGATTTGCACCTCGGTACATGGGCGGTACTTACGTTGCACCGACATACCAAATACAAACCCGACTATAAACGTGACCAGTACAATAATTGCTAAGTGTGAAGTTTTCATAGTTCAAAATGTGGTGGGTCGTATGGACTTTTCCAGTCGCCGCCCCAGGTTATTTTAATGCCCAACTCTGCCGCCTTCGCCTTAATGTGTTTGGCGATGGTTTGCAATGCCGGTATCGTTTCCTTTTCCGTTACTAATAGTTTGCCGCCGACAAACGGGTAGATGTCTACCGCGTGGCCGTAGCCGTCTGCTTTTGGCTGGTGATTGGACTTATTGGTAATTCCGTTTTTATTGGTGACTACCGGCCCTTTTGTCGTACGCCCTTGCGCGTAAAGTGCTTTTTGCCTTGCGTCAGTTCGTACGCCCTCTGTGACTGTGAAGTCTATAGGCGTATCAACTATTGCCGCGCGCATTACCTTAACTAAATTAGGGTGCACACCTTGTAACGCGGCTTCGCTTCTTTGACTAAATTTAGACATAATGTTAAAGTTTTAACGCTTCCCGGCTTGCCCGACTGTTACGCCGAAGCCCGAAGCAATGTTAGACAATCTATTTAAAAATACGTATCGCTCGGCATCTTTCGCGTGCCCGTGCGCTTTAATCGGTATTACTCCGTACTCGCCGTTATCATCTTTCGGATAACGGTACATACGATTTTCAGCGATAGTACCTAACGATCTTTCGGTATAATGCTTTTTGTAACGGTTCATTATCGTAATACCCAATTGTATTTCTTTGTTATCCGACTTAACGGCGTTGATGCCTAGGCCGCGTAAATCTTTTATACTCTTTGGTTCTGCCGCGTCGCATATAGTTTCTATCCCTTTATGCCCTTCGTCGATAATTGCCTTTGCTATATCCGGGTTATCCAGGTTTTTACCGTATGCTAATTCGTCTATCCATATTTCGCCCTGCGATAGCACAACAAGCTCAACCGCCGACGGGGCAGTCCAGCCAAAGTCGACGCCGATGTATGCCTGTTTCCATTCGCTTCGCGGTGGCAAGCTTGGCACTATATCCCAGTTCTTTATAACTAGACCTTCTCGACTTCCCTTAAGCCCCAGGCCGTACACGTTCCACCAGTCCGGGTCCATATCCCTGTTTGATTCTATTTCGCTAATTTGCGACGCGGTCAACATATCGTTATCTAAGTACGTACTGTCGATAATAACGACGTCTTTACGCGCTGCCAATTTGCTATCTACCCAAAATTCGTATGCCGGGTTATAATCTAAAATCACTTTTTCGGTGGTACGGATAGCCAACTGTCTGTATACCTCATAGCTAACGTTTATACACTCATTGATATAAAGTATGTCGCGCGCCGGTCCGTGAACTTTCGATGGTTCGGTGGCGCTGAAAAACTCTAGCGCGGCTTTAGCCGAGTAAGTATATATTTTGTCGGTATCGTGCCAGGCACTATCGACGTACGCGTTTTCCGTGGTAAGCATGTTTTTAAAGTCACGTATCGCCCCACGCTTTAAATGCGGCAGGGTTTCGGATACGGCCGATATCAAACGCGGGCGTGTTGACTTTCGCGCGATATAGTCCAATAACTGCAAAACCGCCCACGTCTTCCCGGAACGTGTACCGCCCCGAAGAACGATAACACGAATTGCCGGGTTTTTGTAGGCGGCTACCAGTTTACTAAATACCTTTGTGGTCTCCATTTAAAGCAAGTCGTTTAACTCTTCCAGGTCGTCCGCGGTCTGCTGGTCTCGCACACTTACTCGGACGGTGGTTTCGCCGGTATTATTGTTATTAATATTATCGGCAATGCCGTTGATTCGCGCAACTAAACTCGCATTAAATACGCCGACGCTGGCGCCTTCGATCTGCTGATTACGTACTACGCTTTCAATCATATTGATCGTGTCGAGTATTGCGTCGTCCGCTTCGGTCGATTTGCCGCGCTCCTGTTTATCCTTTATGTTAGCTTTCGCCGCACGGAAGTAAGCGCCGGAAACACCAAGGTACACCGTCAGCCCGTCAATAGTATACGGGCGTCCGATGCTTACCTCTTCTTCGTATGACATACCCATATACTTAACTAATTCCGAACGCTTCCACGGGTTACGGTCGCACCATTCAAAATAAGCGATCGCCTCGCCCCAAAGGACAAGAGCGTCGCCGAATATCTTTTCGCGGCCGTGAGTAGTGCGGAGTTTCCAAAGTTGAGAACCTTTAAGTAATGCCATGACGTCGTATTTATTATGTTAAATCTTCTTCCTTTACGGTCGCTTTACCGCCTGGCTGCACGGAGATTAAGACCCCGGCTTCCGTGGTATACTTCCCAGGCTTCACCGTTGCGCCGTCCGCGTATTTAACTAACCCTTTTAACGCGTTGTCCGCATTCGGGGTGAAGTTAATATCCGCGCCTGTAACCATCTTATGCGCCACGAAATCAGTTTTTGCCGGTTCCGGTTTAACCGCTGCCAAGGCTTCGGCCTCTGTTTGGTAAACCTTACCGTCTGCGCCTTCGTATCCCGTACGTGCGTCTGTTTGCGATAAATCGGCCGCCTCTTGCGTGTCAAACAAAACGCCGTCCTTACCTTCAAACTTAAAGGAGTTGTCCGCCTCTTCCTGGCTAAAATATAAAATGCCGTTGTTTCCGACAAACTGCGGTTCCTTCCCGTCGTCTTTGTGTTTACCGCTTGGCTTATCCGCTGCATACGATTCGCGCCATTTCTTAAGTTCTGCGGCACGGCTGCGTAAACAACTCGAACAGGATTGCGGTGCGTCGTTCTTTTGGAATACGGCGTTATGCGCTGCGTAAATTCTCGAAACACTGTACGTGTGGTGTTCGGCTTCTTTTAATACCCCGTCTACTTTTTCTACTAATTCCGGCGTGATGTGTGTGTCCGCCCCTTTTGCTGCTTTACTCATAAACTCTAAATTTAATTTTAATATATTGATAATTGATAATTCCGGTTAGAAAAGCGATTACCACAAGGCAAAAGCGCGTTTCCAATTTATGCGTTACAAAGTACGCCAATACCGAACCAACCACGAACGACAACCAAAACGAGAGGCAGCCACGACAATTGAACGGTTTAACCTTCCACGGCAAGTGCACGACTTCCGTTAATAACCAAGCCAATCCGCAGGCAATCAGCGAGTTAGCAATAAGTAAGGCCGTGATTCCGACCATATAAATAAATTGTTCCATACCCTAAAGATAAAATTTTATATTATAGATAGTAAAAAGTAGCGCTTTTCCGCGTACCGAAGCGCCAAATCCTTACGTATAGCGCCGATCACGGGCCAAATTTTTTGTAACGGGTAGCCCAGCATAGCCGCTAATTTTTTATAGGACATTTCCGGTTGAAGAGATACGTATATTTCAAATAAAGATACCGCGACCGGGTCGTAAGTTGCGCGCACATATTCCAAAATTTCGCCCTTCAACAAGTCGACCGCGCTTTCGTATGCCGCGTAATCAAAATCGGGCGCCAATAATTGCGCATGTACTTTTTCGTCGTCAATATAAACTATTCCTTTTAAACTTTCGCCGCGCTTCTTTTTCGCCGCAAGTAAGTTCGTGTGATACGCGCGCAAATAATACCATTTGTATTTATCAATCGCCAAACCCTTAAGCGCGATACACTCGTATAAATATAACATCGTGTCGGTCGCGACCTCGTCGTCGTATAAGTGATCGAAGATAAGGCGCTCCCGGATATACTCAACATTATACCCATACCATCGCATAAACTTTTGGGCGCGCGCTTCATTTTCCGGGGTTGCTATTTCGCCGCCTCGAAGCTTAATATATTTCTTCCCTTTATTTCTTCCGTGCTTTTCCATATTTTTGGCGTAATAGTTTTATTTCATTAAGTAAAAAGTTTTGGTCGGTGTCTTTACTAAATATGCGCTTTCGTACTGCCGCGTCGCGCGTCTTAAGTATAATAAGCCTATGCATGTATATATCGCGCGTAACCCCTCTTCGAAGCAGGCGCCTTGTAGTTTGCAGCCAATGGCCTAAGTTCCAGGTAGGTGTAAACCAAACCATACGGCGCCCGCCGAATTGTAAATTAAGTCCGTGCCCGGCGCTCGCAGGGTGCAATAACAATAATCGTATTTTGCCCTGGTTCCACTCGGCGAAGTCTTCGGCAAGGTATTTACCTTTACGCAATTCGCGCGCGTATGGGAAAGCCTCTTTAATCCTGTCTATCTCATGGCGAAACTGATACACGACTATAAAAGTTTCGTCGCTGTGCTCTTCAAGTAATTTACCAAGCGCATCTATTTTAATACTATTTAGCTGGTGCCATACTCGCGCGTCGGTCGGGTCTTCCCTGTCTTCGTATATCGCACCGGAACTAATCTGTAAAAGCTTATTCGATAAATCGGCCGGCGTCTTAACTGTCACTTCGCCGCCTTCGATAAAGTCTATAGTATATTCGCGCTCTAACTCGTCGTATATTTCTTGGTCGAATTTATCGAAAGTTATTTCAATATCGTCTATATGCATATCGGGTAAGTCTATATAATCTTCGGTCGCCATCGTTAGCGCGATATCTTTAATCTTAGCGGCGATATACTTAACTGCTCCGGGTCTCGGCTTATACTCGTAAACGATCATACCATTGCCGCGGGTTGTAAAGTTCTTATCCAGGAACTTACCGAAAGTATCGCCTAGCCTTAGCCCATCATCTAACAACATAATTTGCGCCCAAAGGTCGACGTATCCGTTAGGCGCTGGGGTGCCTGTCATTCCGACGCGATATTCTACTGTTCTAACTGCGCGGCGCATACTTTTAAATCTATTGCTTTCACGCGATTTAAAAAAATCCAACTCGTCAAATACGATCGAGTCAAAAGGAAGTTTCCCCTTATACTTCCCGTTTATTTTTTTAATAAACTGCGCATTTAACCAAACTATATTATCGGTCGTGACTATATAAACTTCGGCGTCGGCGGCCAAGGCTTTAAGTCTTTGCTTCGGGGTCCCGGTAATCATTGAATAGCGCAAGCCGGTTAAATGCTCCCATTGTTTAATCTCATTGGGCCAAGTTAATCGCGCAACTTTATCCGGGGCGACAACTAGCGTCTTAGTAAACGCGCATTCTTTATAGTGCATATCGTATAAGTACGAAAGTACTATAACTGTTTTACTAAGACTCATTCCCAGGAAAAGGGCGGCGCGCTTATGTGACATTAAATGTTCGTAGGCTTCGACCTGGTGGTCGTCCGTTTGGAATATCTCGCCCTTTACTGTGTCGTGTATTTGCGCTATCATAATGTTAATATAAAACCGTCTACGGCTTCTTTACTATTTATTACCTCAACTCTAAAACCGAACCTTCTTAACATATCGTGTCTTTTCGCTTGCAACTTTCGAGGCACCCCGCCGGTCGCTTTGGTCTCGACAAAAACAATAAGCCCCGGATAAGCTAAACATATACGGTCCGGGAAGCCTGCATAAAACAAAGGCGGGAACTTAAGGCAAATACCTTTCGTGACCTTTTCCCACTGTTGGACTAAATAATCTTCGATTTTTGACTCTCTCATAGCTGGTAACATTTTAGTAACACTTGATAATCAAGTAGTTACGATTTTGGTAAAATTCTGGTAACAGTAAAGAACCCAACAACGGCGGGGGTTTAACCCCAAAAGTGTTACCAAGTTGCTGTTACCAGGTGTTTCAAACTTCCTTATGTGTGTATTACGTGTACGTATTGTGTGTATGCCTATTTACTTATATTAATAATACTTTATATAGTATATTCTAGTAACACAGTAACATAAATTGCGCGAAGCCTTGCCGGCATTGGGATTGTTCTGTTACTAGCCCCTGTTACCAGGTGTTACCAGTGTTACCAGCCCTTTAAAAACATACTGCTTTTGAAGTCCGTAATATTTAACGCGTATTGCTTTTGCGCCTTCCCACTCGTGCAAGCCCTTCATTATTCGCGCAATCTCGTAACTGTCGCGACGGGTAATATCTTCGGCCTGTTTGCCTAAACACTCGACCCATATTTCGAGGCAACACACGTGCGTACGCGATACCGTACCGACGTTAGTGTCTTCCTTCAACCACTGACGGCGGGCGTACGGTTCCATCGCGTCCCAGTTCTTCGGCAATAGATGCTCTAAGTATTCTATAATTAAACCCTGGCGGTCGTCCTGTTCGATGTGCGCATCCTGTATAGTTCGCGCCTCGGCTTCTAAGTCAGTATTTAAGTGCAGGGTTTCCCCCATTTCATAAAGCTTCTTCGCCTCGCCCCAAAGCTGCGCTACTATATCCGGGGTCATATAATCCCATACGTTAGTCGTTGGCTTTCCGCCCTTGGTATTAATTACCCAGTATCGTCGGTTACCGGTTGCGTCCCTTAGCGGGTCGTCTTCGTTTGAAGTCGCGGCAAATACTACCGTACGTGGGAAGTAATCCAAACGTTTACCATACGCTACGCGGTAACGGTCTTCGCGCTTACTAATGAATTGCTTAACCGCCTGGACCTCGGCTTTACGAAGTCCTGACATTTCGCCTATTTCAATAATCCAAGCGCCCTGCAAAGCTTCAAGGGCTTTATTACCTTCCACGGACGTAAACGAATCGCTAAACCATTCGCGACCCATTAAGTCCAGCAGCGTACTTTTACCTATGCCCTGTTCGCCTATGATAGTTAGGATATTATCAAACTTAATCCCAGGTCTATATATACGGGCAATAGCCGCGATAAAGAATTTTTCTGTAATAGTCCGGGTTAACATAGTATCGGGCGCGCCTAGGGTATCTATAAGTAATGTACCCAGCCTGTGCACGCCGTCCCACTCGCAGGCCGCGAGATAGTTTTTAATTGGATGGTAGGAGTTAGCGCGAACGCAAACCGTTAAGGCGTCGGTAATCTTTGCCGCGCCTGTCAGGTTATAGCAGCGTTCCATGTATAAACGTATTTCGGCGTCGTCCGCATCGACGAAGGGCCGCGGGTAGCGTTCCCCTTTTTTATCCCAAGGCAACGGCTTAACGATAACTTCGCGGTGCTCGAACTCATTAAAGCCGAAACGCCCGCGTAAGTTCTCGTCGTTAGTCAATATTATAAAAGCGTTGTTTATGGTGTTTTTAATTTTAGCCTGTTTGCCTTCCGTTTCCAGGTCCATAACCCAGTCGTCATTGTATGCAACTTTAACCGCGCGTTTTTCTATCTCGTCGTAATCGCTGGCGCTGTTCTCTTTTCGCTCGCGTACTATTTCTTTTTTAACTTCCTTAAGGTTTCCGGCAAACTCGGCCATGGCTTTGTAACTCGGGTATTTCGTAGGGTCGGTGTCTTCTTTGATCTTCTCGTCCAGGTCTCCGAACTTATGAAGGCGGACCAGGTCGAAAGCATTGCAAAGCTTTTGCCCGGCCGGGTCGGTGTTGTGGTGGCTATAGGCGTGTTTACGGTCGTTGTATACGACAAGGCCCCCACTGGTGGAACCCGCGACGAAACTATAACGGTCCTCGCCTAATTCTTCGCAAGGCGCATACACCCCGTCCAGGAATTCCGCTATAGCGTCGTCAATATTAAACGATCTGCAGAACGCCCCGACAATGCCCGGCTTTGCTTCGGGGTCTTCAACGTCACCGCTCGTATGGCGAACGACGGCCGCTTCGCGGGAAGACGTGGGCCAACTGCTAATATCGTCAAACACATCGGCCAGTACGTCGTCCGCGCAAATAATGTCCCCCTCGCTTTTATCATAAAGAAACTCGCCGTCTTTGGACGTGCTCGGGTAATACATAAGGCGGGTAGGCTGGTAGGTCGTGTCGTCGAAAACCTCAATGTCTAGCCAGGAAGCGACAACGCGCGCGATGCATTCGTACTCGTCAGGTGAGACCGGACGGTCCAACGGAAAGACGATACGTAAGCGCGGGTTATCGGGCGTGTGCTTATGGGTCGTGTAGAACAATCCAGCGAAACCGAATTCGCGAAAATCCAGCCACGTGTCCACGCTCCCAAAGTCTACGTCGAGTGCTACTAATTGGCGGTACTCGACAAAGCCTTTACGGCGCCAACCGAAGGGCGGCTTAAACTCCACGTCCTTACCTTTTATCTTAGCGACGCCGGCCATAAGTCTACCACCAACAAAACCGCCGACGTCTTTTATTTCGTCTTGGCGGTCTTTGGTGTAACTGGCGTATTGCTTAACGGTTTCCTTAGTCCGTTCGGTTTGGCTTAAGGTCTCGGCTATTTCGTCCCACGTCGTTTTTCTGTTTCGCCACTTCGCCGCATTACAACTCGCGGCGGTGGCTATGTCTAAGTTTATCATAGTATATCCTAGTTATTTAAAAAGCTTCTTAACGAACTGTAAGGTATCGGGCGACCGTATCCGGGTTTATCAATCGTTATAAGGTCCAGTTTAGGTGTAATACTAAATTCCAATAAGTAAGTTACGCCGGTATAAAAACCTAGCGAACCGTTTTGTCCTTTGAATTTTGCTTTGATTATCATAATAATAAATCTAAATGTATATTTTGCAATATGTGCGCGATTACGTCTACCGTCCAACCATTGCCGAGGGCTTTAAATCTTTGGGCGTTGCTAATCATATCCGTGTAATTATCGGGAAGCGTTTGCAACCTCTCGCATTCCAAAGGCGTAAGCTTTCGATAAGGTATTTTATTTTTATAAACGTCGGGGTATCTGCCTGGCGGTAAGTACGTGAGTACGTTGTCTTTTTCCACGGTAGTAAGGCAATTGCTTTTATCCGTGTTGGTTGCCCGTACTTCAAGTACTTGCGTAATAGGTACGTTTTTATCGTAGTCCTTACGCGTACCGTTTTCGTCCAGGCGTCGCCCTACAATAGTGGCTTTGTTTAGGTATCGCCCGCGGCTATCCGCGGGGTTTACTTCCACAAAATTACCAAGTGACTTAAATTTAAAATCGTCGAATGTTTTCTTTTGCTGTCCCGCGGTAATACAAAAGCTTTTATCTTTGCTGGACGTTGCGTTCTCTAATATATCCCGCAATAGGATACCTTTGTCTTTGGGTTGTTCGATGCCCGGTATATTAGTCCAGTATAAGCGCTTACGCATTTGCGCTGAAACCAAAGCGGAATTTATACGAATAGGTTTTACACCTAAAAAATCGCTTATTATATCCTGATACTTTTGTTTCATTAAAACATTTTCAAGTAAAAAATATTTAGGTTTAGCCTCGTTTAACGCCCTAACAAATTCAAAAAATAACTTACTACGGGGATCCTCGAAATTTAATTGTTTACCCGCGAAACTAAAACCTTGGCACGGACTGCCGCCCATGAGTACGTCGAAGCCTTTATACTTTGTAAAATCTGCGCCCACTACGGACCCTTTATGTTTTATATCGGGCCAATTCCATTGTGAAACGTGTATAGGGCTGGCGTCTATTTCAAAAGCCACGTACTCGTAGCAGGGCAATCCCGCGCGTTCTATAGCTACACGGCCGCAGCTTATTCCGTCAAACAAGGAAAGCCAGCGCATTACTCGGTAAGTTTATTAAGGATTAAATGCGCATGTATTTCGGATATTTCGCCGTCTTTATAATCGTAAGAAAAAACAACCGCTTCGCTCGCCCCGGATAAAAGCTGGTTAACCGCTTCGCGCTTCGCGTTCTTTATATAATGGTCTCGGTAGTGTGTATGCACGTGTTGTAAAGCGGTTTGATAATCGAACTTAAGTATTATAGGTTCGTAATGTTTACCGTCGTACTTAAAACCCTTGTAGTCGATCACGTTGTAAGTCGGTGTGATCGTGTGGGGCTCCGGCGAAAGTACTTTAGCAAACGCGCGCAAGACGTTAGCAACGCGTTTTTTAAGTGAGGTTTTATTGATATTCATAATATTAAGTTTATTAATCCTTCTGTTAAATAGTTTCGGGTTCCTGATCGGCTGCCCGCTTCAAACAGTGCCGTTTTTAATCGTACTACTTCGTCGGCGCATTCTTTGGAACAAACGGCGATTATTACTTCGCCCGGTATTGTCGCGTTTGGGTCGTTGTCACTTTCCCAGGTTTCGCCGCATTTCGGATTCATACAGGCGACTATCATTAGTTTTCAAGTTTGCCCTGTAGGCGGTAAAAGAAATAGATGCAGCACGCCAGTAAAACCGCAGCTACTAATATGATGCCCGGAATAGCCAAAGGAGACCATACCCAAAACCAGGACCAATCTATTTTGTTATTCATTTTAAGTGCAATAAATACGATAGTAGTTAACCACGGTAAAGCGGCTAATCCAAAGCCGATTTTAAATTGTAATGTTGAAGTTTCCATAATTGATAAAGATTAAAGGTGAATGAATGAACCACAAAGATAATAATGTTTTTTGAATAATCTAATCTTTTCTATAATATTTTGAAACATACCCGTCGCCTTCCAGTGGTAAACCGTTGGCCCATAATGGACTAACCGACATTACCTTCTCCATTGCTTCAAGTGTTTCCTGTGCCTGGTCTTCCGGTGCTTCGGCCACTATCTCATCGTGAATGTGCATTAATATACTGACCGTGTCTTTCATTCGGTACATAGCATCGAAGAGACAATCCCTGGCGATTGCCTGCGTTACGTTCTCCGTAAGTAGTCCGCCGTACGCATCCATTTTGACCCATATTTTTTTGACCTGGTCAAGGCCCCAATACCTGATTTTGTAACCATCGTCTAAATGCGCCCCGTAATACGCCAGGCGTCGTCCGCTTGGTAACTCTATAAATAAATACCCTCTCTCGAAACTAAGGGTTAACGAGCAATACGGTTTAATAAGTTTATACTTGCTTTTGTTTTTAATAACATGCCTCGCGGCGCTTTCGAGTTCCTTCCAAAATTTAACGATATTCGGATTTGCGGCCCTCCACCCCGAAACAATCGTCGGGAGTTCGGCCTCTGTCAGACCTTCACGTAAAGCCCCCATTGTAATCATAGCCCCGGACGCACCCTGGTACCCCAAAGCTAACGCGGCTACTTTACCTTTAGCACGGTGCGCGCTTCCCTTGGTAACGCTTTCAATAGGCACGTTAAACATTTTGGCCGCCGTGGCTTCGTACAATTTACCGTGCGTTTTAAATACGTCTAAGACCCATTCTTCGCCAGCCAACCACGCCAAGACGCGGGCTTCGATAGCGGCAAAATCCGATACGGCCAGCTTCTTACCTTCGGCAGCTATAAACGCCGTACGTACCATTCGGCTAATAAGGTCCGTAACATCGTCGTAAAGCAATTCGGCCAGGCCTTTTATGATGGCTTCTTTTATAATCGCCAAGTCTCCGTTTACGGTCTTCTTAAGGTTTTGCGGCTGAGGTCCGCGGCCCGCTTCCCGGCCTGTTCGATTGGCCCCGTAAAACTGGAACATGTCGCGTACACGGTCGTCGTACTCACTGGCATAGTTTAACATCGTGGCATACTTACTACTCGACGAACGCGAGGCCATCGAACGAAGCGCCAAGACTTCCGCCACGATATCCGGGAGTAACTCGTCGTCAATTGCGTCGGCTAGGTATTCTTTGTTAATGCTTTTAACGGGATAGCCTAAATGTATTTCTAGCCACTTTTTAAGCTGCACCGGACTATTAGGGTTTTCTAGTTGTGTTAGGGTTTTAATTTTGTCGCGTACTTCGTCCAGTACTTTAGTGTTTACGGCGATGGCCTCTTCGATAAATTCCCGGTCAATGGTAATGCCCTGCGCGTTTATTTCCAGGTCCATACGCCAGTACGCCCACTCGTGCGCCGGAAGCTGCGGGAACTTCTCTGTATACTTGTCGATGCATTTTTCCACGCGAACGTCTTGGCGGCCGTACCCCATGAATTCGCGCCACTCCGTTGGCATATCTTCCGGGGTGTTTATTGTTCGGCCTTCGTTTTTCTTAGTTGGTTTACACGGCATACAAAACAGTTTTATAAGCGCTTTACCTCTCGCGTCTTTTTGTTCTTCCAGGCCAAGGACCTGACCGACTTTATCCAGGCCAAGCGGCAAACCAAGGTAAGCGGCGCCAATCATCGTGCAATACCATTGATTTGTTGGTAGTTCGAAATCAAAGTAAGTACTGATACACGTAATTTCAAACGCGGCATTGTGGGCTATCTTAATTACCTTCGGGTCGTCTAGTGCTCGCCAAACTTCGTCCGGTACTGACTGCCCTGGGTATTCGTCGTGGTACGTGTTTATTGCCCGGGTTGCGCCTTCGTCCCAACTAAACGCGAAAATGATTATTTTGAAACTGGGATGCGATGCATAGCGGTGTACTCCTACTTCGGATAAATCCAATTCGCAAAAGGTTTCAATATCGATGTGTAAGTGTTTCATATTAAAGTATCTTCGTGGTTATCGTTTCGGGCTATACTCATATCGATATACTCTTCTAAAGTAATTTCCCTTACATCGTCGCGAATTAAATACACGATGTCTATTCGCGTAAAGTTTTTAAATACGCAATCGCTGGCCTCGTGGTAATAATACCAATAATCCGCGGCGCTCATAACATCGTTATATTTATGCAAGGCTCGGAGTAATCTATTTTCGCGAAGGCTATAGGCTCTTCGTTTAAAAAGACCAGGCCAAAGTCGTCGTACTTCTTAAAGTGTCTTAAAGTGACCGCCTTGGGGTCAAACGGGCCCTTTAGTACAGTAACGTCGGTTATAAATTTGTCGCCGTATTCTTTTACATACTCGCGCCATAATTCGAAAAGTAATTCCATAACTTAAGAGTATTAAAAAAGGCGACCCGAAAGCCGCCTATTAGGGTTATTATTCTACGTAATACCAATTCGTCCCGCCGTCGTCGCTGTATATCGCGTTACCGTCTTGGTCTTCGGCAAACTCGCGGTTGGACTTAGGCTTCGGCCCTGCGGCTTTTGGCGCGGTTTTCTTCGTTTTCGGTTCGTCCTCTTCTTCGTCGTAATCGTCTGCGTTCGCAGCGAATCCGCCAAGGCGTTCGCCGTCTTTGATCTTCATAACCGAGTTAATGTAAAACCCGAATCCTTTGGATTTATTATTGAACGCATAACAAACAATCACGCCGCGGCCAAAACAACCGCTATAAACTTCGTCCAGGTCGATAATGTCCTGTTTGTCAGAATCGAATACGCCCGGTTGGCTTTTGCTTTTAGCTTTTAAGAAGTACATATCTTCGTACTCGCTTGCTTCGGGGTGCTCTTCTAACCACTCTTCGCCGTCTCTTAACGGGTTCCAAAGCTTTGGGCTAGTTAGCGGAAGCCCTTTAAATAAACTTTCTTTATTCGCGTCGTATGCCGCTTTAATTGCCGCTTTGATCTTCGCGACGTCCGGGTGGTCTTTCGGAATTAAAAAAGTAGTGTCGTAGAATTTTTCGCCTTCCACGCCTTTGTCGTCTTTAAAGACTGCCGGCTCTTTTAAATGTACATAAGTTAATCGGTGTGTACCTAGTACTACCTTTAACGGATTTGATTCTTGTGCCATAATTGAAAAAGTGTTTAATTTTTATTAATTTGTCTTTTCGACATACAAGCCGGGCAAGTGCAAGCCTCGCCGTTTTCCTTAATAGTTGGGGTCGCATCTTTGCCAAGTTCGTTTTTAAACTTCTCGTAACCCTCCGCCGCGATTTGTACCGCAGCTTTTAATATTTCATGGTCCGCCATTGCCTCCATAAGAACTAAAACGATGTTTTGAAGTTCGCCGCATACCGCGACGCCCATTTCGTACTCACCGTCCCCGGAGTAAGAGCGTACTATTGTTAAAACCGTGGATTCTAACTTCTCTTCTTTTCCTTGTACGCCTATTCTTTCGGCCGCATTTAGTAAAATTTCTAAATCGGGTGATTGTGAATTACTGCTCATTTCCTTTTAGATTTTGAATTTTATTTTTACTTCTCGCTTGGATTAGTTGCCCGACCCATATACCCAGGTTTATAGTGTCCTGATGCGTGGGTAGCGCCATATCCAGGATATACGTAAAATCTTCGCCGGTTACGTCGCTTTGCGCGTATGCTTTCCCGCCGTCGCTTTGCGCTGGCTGTCTATCGACAACCCCTATAAAATACTTAACGTTTTCAGCTTCCAGCTTTTTGGCCGCGTCGTCCATTATTTTTTTTATGCGCTTTTGTTTACTCGTGTCGCTCATGTTAAATCTTCGTACTCGTCGTCGTACTCGTCGGCTAAGGTTGCGCCTATTGCCTGGCGTCCGTCGCTCTCGGGTGCAATCTGAGGCGCTCCCGCTTTGTTAATAATTTCGTTTTTAAAAATTTCAGCGAATCGTTTAGGCCCTACTATTTTTTCGAAAGCCGTTAAACTTTTCATTTTAGTTTCAAACATCGTTTCCGAGTCCATGCCTTCACCTAAAAGAATGTCGATTACGTTGTCTTCGTTTATAAACGCCCGTTGTCCTCGCCCTTTTACCAGTTTAAAGCCTTTAAGTTTTTTACCTCTTTGTAATTTGCTGGTAATTTCTTCTTTCAGTTTATTGTACCACGGTTGTATTAGTGGCCCGTAAGTCAGCACTAAGGCTAAATCTTCGTCGGTCATAACTCTTTTGTCCCGAATGTCTAGTAGCGCGCTGAACTTATCAAAATAGGCTTTGCACGAATTTCTAGCGCGGCAAAATTGGCAATGGTCGCCCGGGATAAATTCGCCTTCCCCGGCTATTGCTAAATGTGCTTTGTGTGATACTTCTGTTTTCGCCCATTCGAGTAGATCGATTGCGGATATCTCCCAGGATGAAGAGCCCCCGGCCCTTGGTTGGTAAATACTTAATACTACGGTTTCGGGATTGTGCCCCATTTCAAGCGCTTTTAAAAGTGCGCCAAGACCGTATAACATAAGTTGCTTATTCTTTTCGGCTTTAACTAAAACACCTATCCCGTATTTAAAATCAGATACGTATAAAACCCTAGGGGTTATATTAGTTGCGTCGGCAGTACCGAAACATAAGGGAGCGTATTTACTAATATCGTATCTTTGTTCGATTAATATAGTACCCCCGAAATCCTTTACAAACTCCGCCCAGCCTTCCGCGTGGTCCAACATTTCGACATATCCGTTATCCTGTTCGACGCTTTCGTAAAATTGTCGCGCTTCGTCTTCGATGTCTTGCAAGGTGTCTAACCATCTTTGATGATCTTTTTTATAAGTCGCCGACCTTGCCGCTAAAATATGCGCCGCTAAGTCGTGGGCTATAGTTCCTTCGGCTGCGTACTCGCTGTCTTCATTTGGGATTTGCTCTTCGAACCGCGCCGATGGCGTACAAGTTAACCACCTGTACGCCCCTGACGGACCTAAAATAGCGTGTGCGCTCATTAGTCGGCTAAAATGTCCTCCACTGATTCACCCGCGCCGTATCTTACTACGAAATCGTAAAAGCCTTCGTATTGTTCCGGCTCTAGTTCAGACGCACGGCCAGCATCAAAGAAACCTAGTAAGGCCTTAATGTCGGCAGACTTCCCTTTTTTGGTATGTCTCGTTACATGCGTTTTAATTTCTTCAAGTTGGGCCTCTTCGTCCAATTCGGTAAAGACTACCGCAGGCGCTTTTGCTGCTGTCTTGGCTGCCGGCGCTGCTTTCGCTGCTGGTGCCGCTGGTGCCGCTGGTTTTGGTCCTGCTGCTTTCGCTGCTGGTTTGGCTTCGTCGGCTGCTTCCGGTTCGTCCTCGACTTTAGCCATCACCTTAGCGGGTCCGGCTACTTTAGGCCCTGCGCTTACGACTTTCGCGTCTTTAACTTCAACGTTTGCCGCCCCGCTTAGTGCTCCGGCGATTGCTAATAAAATGATTTTTCCGTTTTGTGAGTCTAAATTGATACTCACGTTTGCGATGTTTGCAATTTCCATAATATAAAAAGATTTAAAATTCCGCCGGATTATTCCGGTTTATCGTTATTGCGGGTTATCCTTACGAAGTCCCCGTCAATTTTGCTGCTAAATTGTTTACCCGTCGTTTGCTGTAACCTAGTGCGGCAGCTTACAACGTAGTCGTAACGCGCTATCGGAAAAGCTACCGACGCGCCTATTTCTAATTCGTTAATTTCAGCGCGTACGCTTTTTACTGCCTCTGTTACTGCTTTCATTTGTACAGGTTTTTAGTGAATGAATGAATGAACTATGCAAAGATAAAAAAGAAATCCGTATTTGCAAATTAAATACGGATTTTTATTAAATTATTTTAAAATTGATTGATAAAGCCGGCGTCCCGGTAACTTGCGTACGTCATTCCCGCCTCGTTTAAATGGTAAGTATCGTTTAAAGTAAGCGCCGCTTTTTGCGCTTCGTTCAGCCAGTTAATACCGCCGAGCGTCGCATTATTAAAACAGGGTATTCCATACTTTTGGCAGGCGGCAACAATCGCGTTTATGTACGCCAGTGAATTACCGTTACGCACATACGGTGTCCATACTAATATCGTGTCGGTAGGGAATAGCGTTTGCAACCCGTCGAGTACAATATTAAGTGCGCCGTTAAACTCCGCGGGATTTGTACTGGTGGTAGCGCCCATTGTAACAACCGCCGCCGCATCGTTTGTGCCGATAAAAATACCCTTTAGTTTTGCCGTAGGTGACATATCCATATATCTTTCAACCACGGGCACGCCTGAGCCTCCTGTACTGGTTAATCGGTTTCCGTTAATCCCGGAATTAATATACGACATAGCCAAACGCTGCGCTACTTTATAAAACCTAGTTTGTGTATTAGTCAAAGTGTGCCCCGCCACCATACTGTCGCCCATCATTTCGTAAGTAAGTCCGCGAAAACGATTATCTAAAATAGAATCTACCGTAGCTTTCGCCTCGTCTGCGACTGTCCTGGCTGTCACGTCTTGTATGTTGAGGTCTTTTATTTTTACGATGTCTTGGGTAAATGCGGCGTACGGACCAAGCGAGGTACCGGCGACTACTTGTAAAATATCGGTCTGATCGGGAAAGAGCGACGGTATAAAAGATAAAAATATATTCATAACGATGAAGGCGGTATCCGCGGGGATAGTCGCAACGCGCCCGTTATTAGTCGTGTTAGTGGGTAACGTAGTGTACCCTACATAAGATAACAAAGTCCCCGCGCTATTTTCAAATCTGATCGCACCCCCGTTGTTTAAACTCACGTTAGGCAGATTAAAGTTAACTTGTATCGAAGGGCTAACAGGGATACGGGCGTATATGGAGTCGGTAGCCTGGACCCCCGAAGTTGTAAGGCCTCCCGTATTATTTACAAACGCATTAAATACGCGCATAGTGGCCTTATCAAAAATATTGCTGCCCGTGATCGTAGTTAAGTCGCCTACTTGTATAATGTCGCCGGGATTGTCCGGCAAATTTTCTAACTTCTGATTGATGCCCGCCGGTACCGCGTCTATACTTATTTGATAGTTTACCGAGGCGGCAGTCGTGGCCGCATCAAAAGCGGCTTTTGTGAATGTATAAGACCCGGTTATCGCGGAAGAATAGTATCTAACTGCACTTGTCGTATAACTAAGCGGGCCGTTGATACCGAATAAATCCCCAGCTAATACCGGTATATTTATGGCGAAAGTGTTAAGCCCGGTTAATGCCGAAAATACTTGCCTGTATACCTCAACGTAATTAACCCCCGATAGTCGCAATTGAATAAGGGTAACATTGCCCGCATTTTGCGCGTCGAAAGTAATAGACGACGCCTTAGAATTAGCCGGGATATCAAACGTTTTTTGAGTATAGACTAAAGTTGTCGCCGAAGCTGTCGCCGAATCTACCGGAGTAACACCGAATTTAAAAGCAGGCGTCGCGGTTTGATGTATAGCGTTATAACTCTGCGCATCGTTATCGTAAATAATTTGGGCGGCTGCCGCCCCGCTGGTGTTTTCTGCGATTTTTGTAATTGCCATGATCTAAGCATTTAAAATTAATATATCCATAATCCCGTATTTTGCCATATACCTAAGTTTTTCCATAATCCCGTCGCTAGTATCCACTCTTTAACATCTACGTTTAGAATATAAATAGTTGCGGTTTGGTTGGTAGTTAAGTTTCTAAAAATGTAATAGCCGTCGCCCTGTGTTGTTGTACGGGTAACGGTTACGACCGTATCGCCTCGAGGCCCATTGTTTTGGGAGAAGGTTACAAAACCAGTAGGGCCGCTAATAAGGGCCCAGGGGTGAGTCGAATTTATAGTAAATGTCGCAGAAGGGGCGGATATTTCTACGAGTAAACTCGTTGGTACTATTGAGATGGCGCCGACCGGGCACGTTTTTAAATCGTACGTTGAGGTAGGTTCGCCGTCTATTTCTGCGCTTTTGGCGAAATAAAATTGCACTTCATAAAGTGCGGTGTTTGGATTTGTTTTACCAACTAACAGCGCTATAGCTTGTTTCTTACCACTAATACTGGTAAGTTCGCCGTTAACGTCTAACGGTAAGCCGGTATCTTTTTCAACGCGGTACGCGATAGTAGCCTGTTTAATTCCGTTGTTTGCCATTGTCTTAAGTTATTTCGCAGTATGCACCGTTATTAAAATCGATATCAAATTCAGAAGGACGGACAAAGTTAGTTACGGCGGTACCGATTACTTCGAAAAGCGGATATATAGATGCGCCCTGTATTGTAACTAAACTACCTATAGCTTCCGCAGTCTGACCGGTATAAGTAACTATTGCGCCGGCTTCATATCCAAAAATAAAGTACTTACCGGCGTTTGTTTTAAATAAAACTAATTGCCTTCTTTTAGTAGCTAAATGAAGGTTTGATATAGTTTGCGCGCTAAGTTCATTTACAAAGGTTTCTAACCCGTGAGCATACACGCCGTTGTTTACCGGGCCCGTATATTTAGCCACCAAGTCGGGGGCTTCTATTTGGGTAAAATCATTAGTTCGGACGATGCCCGTAACTAAACAACTGTCGTACAGATTATCCCCGTCGAACTCGAACGCGATAAAGTCTTCGAAGTCTAAAAGCTTTATTTCGCTGATACCTTCGACCGTATACCCGCAAGCGGGGATTATATTTTGAAGTCTACATTTTGCCATAACTTAAAGATAAAAAAAGGCCGTAACATCAATTACGGCCTTTTTGTAGTTTTGAAGATGTTTCCCTCCCTTCTTTTTAAAGTGTTTAACTTTTTATTCTTCTATCGTTTCCGTATAAACCGGAGTTACGACCGCTTCGTTTAATAAGATAGGGCCTATTTCTTTGGACGTACCCTGTAAAATTACAGTCCATCCCACGGCATCCGCTTCGGCTGCTCCGCTGTTATAGTCGAAACCACCAGCCGGCGCGGCTAATCCGCCCGTACGACCTAGTAAGATAGGTCTACCGGCGTTGTCGATAACTACGGCAATGAATCGGCCTAAACTGATCGCGTCACCTTCGTTTAAAACGTCGATATCGTACTGGTTAAGTACGGCGTTTACTGTGTGCTGGCGATACTTTCCACCATTCCCGCCCGCTAATAAAGCGTCGGTAAACGAAATAGTGTTATCGGCTCCGGTTACTTTGTAAAATACCTCTCCCGTAGGAAGCGTAATTTTATCAACGTATCCGTCAGTGTCTACCGTGTACGCTATGGCATTGGCTACCGCAGTTGCACCAGTAACGGCGCCGTAGTAGTTAGCCAGGTACAAAGCGCGGGCACCAGCTACGGCGTATTCGCAAACCTTGTTATCTAAACTTTTTGTTAATTTGCATCCAGGCATCTTTTTATATTTTTTAATTGTGATTACTAAAAACTTAAGACGGCTTTTACACCGCCTCTCGTCCTCTTTTCAACTATGGTACAATATTGGTGATATCTTCGGTACGTTGGTTAAGTGTAACCGTTGCGCTACGGTCTCCCGTTGGCAAGCTTACAACAACCTGGCCCGTTCTAGGTTCTAAGTTTCCGCCGCTTGCTGTAGCTGTTACAGTTACGATCGTTACCCCTGCCGTTGTAGTTCCTTTAACAGCGGTAAAGCCTACGGCTCCGGCCACGTTAATGTTAGGAGTTACCCCGGTGTTAGTGAAGATTGTAAACGGTAAGGCTTCGCCTGCCGCGTCAAACACTAACGAGTTAGGAATAATTCTTAAACCGTCGTAAGGGTCCGGCGCGCCACTTGCTGTAGATATGGAAGGGTCCATAATAACCGCCTCGTCTTCGAATGGAATTACGAAACCTAAACGTAAACGCCCCTTAATAAATACTTTGTCCTCGTGAGGTTCCGGCATATTACCCAGTTTGATATCTTCAAGGTCGCTTAAAAGATCGGTTAACAAATAGGCGTTAGTCGCGTCGATACCTACAAGCGTATTGTTTCCTATCCCTTTAGCCGGGATAAACTCAACGCCACTGTAGTAAAGTTTCGGATTACGTTTATCCGCGTCGTCTTTTGTCCATAAAGGGTATAGCACTTGGTTAGATGCAACCGCAAGGGCATTGTTAATTTTACGACGCGTTGCGTAACTTCCAAACACGTAAAGCGTGCCCGCGTCTTCCGCTTGCAAAACTTCTTCCGGGAATGCGTCGTACACTTCCTGTACTTTAGCCAAAATGTTAGCCGATGTAATAGCCGTCGTACCTACCAATTTGATAGACTCCGTACTAGCTAGTAACAGTGGCACCATACCGTTAATGGAATTAGGGTCTACGGTTTCGGAACCCCCTACTATCATTTCTTCAATTTCGTTAGAAAGAGCGATCGCGATAAGCATAAGCGTAGCCGCTTCCAGTTCGTCCGGTAGACTATCATTTTGCGCCCCCGGCTGTAGCATGTGTACAGTACGTTTTTGCTCCAACTCGTCAATACATTGCTCTAAGTTGATTTTGTACGTTTTAACACTTGCTTTCTTTTCGGATAGCTTTATGATTTGGTTAGGTGTCCAGGCGCAGTCTTTCCCGTCCGCTTGCAGTACTTTATTCTGCAAATCGATTTGGCTTAAAAGTTCGTCGCCCTTAATACCAGTAAGCACACGGATATAACCGCCCGCTACTAAACGGCCCCCGAATAAAGCGCGCGTAAACCATTCCGGATTTTCGTGCGTAGTATACGTTAAGCTGTTAATGTTATACATATTTGCCATTATATATTTTGTTTTTAGAATTTATTATTTACGTTTTTTGTTGTCCTGGCGTTCGCGTCTGTCGGTGATGATTTTAGCCATCTTTTCCGTATAGGTCATTTCTGAAACTGGTTTTTTGTCAGCCCCATCAACGGCGGGTTTAGCCTTCGTTGTACTTGGCTGTTTTTCAAGTTCCGCGATTTGTTTTTTAAGCGCCGCGATTTTGGTTTCCTTTGGGTCGCCCGCTGCCGCCAAATACTGTTTTGCGCGTAACTTAGCTTCTTTTTGTTTTTTAAGCGCCGCTGCCGCTGCTTCCGGTTCTACGGCATCCGCTTCCGGTGCTGTAACAACCAGCATACCCGAATCATCGATTACGATAAAATTACCGTCCGCTAAAGCGTGCTCGCCTGCTGGTGCCTGCTCTTCGTCTAACGTGCAAAACCCTTCGGAATCTACATACACTTCGCTGCCGTCGGCTAACTCGAATATTAAGTAAGGGTCGCCCGCGTCTACTTCGTCTTTCTTTGCTTCGTCGGCTAAGTCGTCGGTAGCTGCTACCGTCTCACCTTCCAGCAAAGCCGCCACTGTTCGCAAAAACGCCGGGATACCCACGCCGTTAGCTGGCTTTTTTTTATCTAGCACGGTTGCGGCTTTTTTAGGTGTTAAAATTGTTTTGTTCATTTTTACAGATTTAAAATTAAAAATTCCTTCAAGTGAGAAGCCCTTTACTTTCCCGGTCATTACTTGCGTACGCCAGTAGCTAGAATCTTCTATTTTATACGACGCAACGAGTGTACCTTTAGGCAATTCACCAAGCCCAAGCGCCACCGCTTTATCGCGTTTAGGGTCTTCGACTATCCATAATTCCGCAAGGTAATTGCCGCGTAATGGTTTTTCGTGCTGGTGGGTGGTGGTCGCTAAAGCTATACCCGTTTTCATCATTTTTTGTGCGATCTTTTCGATATCAGCCGCGGTAAAACGTAGGTAGTATTCGCCCATCGTTTCGTCTAGCCGGTATATCATTTGGTCCGGGATTAAGACAACCCCGGTTAATAGTTGCTTGGATTTATCCAGGCTTAACTTTACCTTGTTCGCTTTGTTAAGAGCGACGAAGTTGCTTTCGTTCGCCGGGACATCGACGAACGACATAGCGAAAATCCCCGTGTTATCGGTTCCTATTATTTTCGCTTCGAATATTGGTATTTTCGTTGTCATAATTCTAAAGATAATTAAATTTACGGTTAACTTAAAAACCGGCTAAATCCTGCACGGTTGTTATTTGGTCTTGCGCGTCTATTATATCGGTTACGGCGACTACTGGCTTAAACTCAATTGCTTCAATCGCCGCGAGTAATTTGTCGTCACCTGACGCGCTTACGTCACTACTTAATAAAGTCGCGTTATCGTTCGGAACTATGCCCAATAAGTCCGCCATTGTTACGGCGTCCGGCTGCGAATTTATAAACTCCACCAGCGCGGCATTAGCGCCGTAACTTTTTCTATTAATTACGAATTCGCCGCCCTCTGCTTCATAACCTAAACCGATAGGGACGCCGCCTTCCGCGTGACTCGGTCCTATGATTGGCCCCCCTTTTTCAAGTTTACTTAACTGTTTTGTCATTGATGCGATTTGCAAACCCCCCGCTATTCCGACAAGACCGGCAACCACCAAGTTAAGAGGGAAGACCAGGGTTAACGCTTTAGTAACGGCCTGCGCTGTATTGGCTATCGCCTGCGCTATATTACTAATAAGTTCATTTCGTTTTATTTGGCGCTCTTTTTTACGTATTTCCGCTTCTCGTTTTTCTTTTTCCTTAAGTAGTCGCTGTTCTTCCCTGGCCGCGTCGTTTCGCGCCTTTGTGGCGTCCGCAAGTTGTTCCTGTAACGCGCTCGACGTGTTTGCGGATGCCGCCTGTATTTGGCTTTCGATGTCCTCTACGTTTTTGGCCGCGTCTTCCCTTTTAGTTTGCGCCGCTTCGTATTGTTCGTTTACCTCTTCCAGGCTTTCGTTAAGCCCGTCAAGTTGAACCTGTAAACCGGCGTTAAAGCCTTCGAGTACTCCGCCTATAGCGTCCGATATAGTAGAAGCGAATTCGCCGATTTTACCTATTACATCGCCTAAATACTGGGTTTGCACCTTGGTCGATTCTTTTGTATTTTCTATCTGCTCTTTTTGCGCTTTCTTAATACGCTGCGTTACGTCTTCATTAGCCAGTGCGTACTTTTGTAACTCGTCGGTATATTCCGTAGTACCTTCCTGCATAGTAGCTAAAGTCGCTTTATGGGAAGCCGCCAGGTCTTTTTGATATCCGGTAAGCCCGCTAATATATTCACTTAGCGCGGCGTTGGCCGCAGCTAGATTCTTTTTAGTGGCGTCTACGTCTATAAGTTTAAGTCCGGTTTTATTACGGACTGTAAACTCCCCGATTTTATTTTGTGCCTGGGTTAAGGCAATGTCGATGCCCGCTAGTTCCTGGCTGGTTCTTTTGGCCTGTTGGTCGGCTTCCAGCTTTTGAAGATCACGCGCGCGTTTTTCATTGGCGAAAAGTATTTGTTCGGTTATGGCCTCTTGTTGCGTTTGAGTTAACGCCAATTCCGTGGCAAGTCGCTTTTGCAAGTCTTCTACCTGTCTATCGGCTGCGTTATTAATCTCCGCGCGTGCTCTGTCGGCCTGGCCTAATATATACGCGGTTCGCATGTCTTCCAACTCTCGGACTGTTTCGAGTTCCTGCGCGGCACGTTCTTTGGCTAAGGCGTCTAAATCCTTGTTTAATAGTTTTTGAAGGTCTACAATAGTTGCGTTTAACGCTATTTTGGCCTTCTCCGTTAATTTCTTTTCAGTAGCCAGTTTAAAGCGAATGTCTTCTATCTCTTTTGCATATTGCGCG